GCCCGCCGCAGTGATCCCGGATCATATGCGTGCATTGTTGATTGTGATGAAACCATTGTGTTGGTGCCACCCGACTACACAACATTTTCAGTTGCAGCATCGGGGTACAACAGCCGCACTTGGCACATCTGTTTGGCCGGTCGCAGTGCAGAACTGTCACCTGATGATCCAAACACACAGGCAATGATCAAACGGGCGGGCGAGGCCATCCGCACATTGTGGGGCCTGTTGGGTGTTGATGCGCGCGCAAACGCTGCATGGATTGGCACCGATGCCCTGAACCGTGCGGGCCTGTTTTGTCACGGTGATGTTCAGCCGTGGGACCGCAGTGATGCATGGTCACGACACCCCGACCGTGGCCGGTTGGATCAAATGTTGATTGATGCGATTGTTGAAACCCCGGCACCACCAGTGCCACCCACACCACAGGATGAGGACATGAAACGCTACCTGATCAAAGGCGCAAACGCCCCCGACATTTTCTTGTGTGATGCAGGGTTGGGTTGGAAGTGGCGCATTCCCGCCGGTCAAATCCAAAACGTTGTTTGGGTGATCGCGATGGGTGGCGGGCAAATCCTTATCCCACCGGGTTCCAACACAATCGTTTGGGAGAACGCAACCATTTGGGTTGCAGGCCAATCGTTTGTTGACGCAATCCCAACCACAAAGTGATGCGTGATGTTTGCGCAAACAATCATTGACACACCGGGCTTTGGTGCAGCGGAATGGGTTGCCATTCTCACAGGCATCAGCGTTGTTGTAGGCGCAATCACTGCACTGATTGTTCAAATCGTGCGGTTGCGTAATGAGAACACAGAACAACATGCCGACAATCGGCAGGTTGTTGTTGATGTTCGTGACAGGTTGCTTGATTTGCACCAGTCGGTTCAACGTGTTGACGACAAAGTTGAAAACCTTGACGCGAGACTAGACCGGCATGAAAACATCCATCACCGTGGCAAACGGCGTTGGTAGTCCTATCCATCAATGAACGGGCAAGGGTATGACAGAACAGAAACCGCGCACACATTTGGTGATCCCTGACACACAGGCGAAACCGGGCACACCCAATGATGCGTTGGGTTGGGTTGGTCAGTACATAGTTCAGAAGCAACCTGATGTGATTGTGCATTTGGGAGATCACGCAGATTTTCCATCGCTATCGTCATATGACGTTGGCAAAAAAGATTTTGAAGGCCGCCGGTATCGTGATGATGTTGATGCAGCCAACAAAGCGTTTGATGTGTTGTGTGAACCTATGGAAACACACAACCGGCGCAAAGCGAAACAAAGCAAGAAACAGTACAAACCTGAACTGGTCATGTTGCATGGCAACCATGAACACCGTGTGCAGCGTGCCATTGATAACGATGCTGCACATTTGGATGGTGTCATCTCGCTAGATGATCTGAACTATTCATCACATGGTTGGCAGGTTGTGCCGTTCCTGAAACCCATCTGCATTGATGGTGTTTACTATGCACACTATTGGGCCAACCCGATGACGGGCAGACCGTTCGGGGGCAATGCAACCACACGGTTGAAACAGGTGGGCCACAGTTTCACAATGGGCCATCAGCAGGTGTTGGATTATGCAATCAGGTTTGTTGCGGGGCGTTCGCAACACGCATTGATTGCAGGTGCCGCATATCTGCACACGGAAAAGTATTTGGGTCCGCAGGGAAATGATCACTGGCGCGGCATCATTGTGAAACATCAGGTTGAACAGGGTTCATATGATCCCATGTTTGTTTCACTTGATTATTTGTGCAGACGTTTTGAAGGTGTCCCATTGGCCAAATTCATGGCCCATGTTTACTGACCGCAGGGGGTCAATGATGAATGATGAACTGTTTGAAATCGATGATGACGGGGTGGGTTCCATCCTGTTGAATGCGTTTGCCCTCACACACGGTGACCGCAACAACCAATACGGGCCTTTTGTCGAGGACTATCAGCGGGTCGCGAATGTTTGGAACGCATTGTGTGATGGTGAACCCACGGTGATGTGCCCGGAATATGCGTTGTTGTTCATGACAACAATGAAATTGTGCCGTGTCGCGTATGGGTTGCATAGTGGTATGGCGTTTGAAAATCCTGCTGCTGTTGAGGATTCCATCACCGATGCCACCGGCTATTTGGATGGCCTTTGGAAATCATTGAACACACCTGATGCGATTGTTGAACCTGATGACGTTGATGATTGGGATGATGATGACGATTGTGATTGAACCTGATGTGATCACCATGCCGGATGTTGATGAACCTGAACCGTATGACCCGGATGAACACGAATTCCCGGATGAGCAGGACTACCCAAACAAAGATTGGAACATCTAATGAACAAAGTTTTTTGGCGTGACACGTTTGAACGGGCAATGAAAACTGCGGTGCAGTCTGTGCTACTCGCAATTGCCGGGGCCACTGGTGCAGATTTGTTTGCGCTGGATTGGCAGACCATTGGCATTGCGGCGTTGGGTGGTGCGGTGTTGTCTGTGATCACATCCGTGGGTTCGCTGCCGTTTGGCCCTGCCGGTTCCCCGTCACTGGTCGCAACACCGGTTGCACCTGTGCGCCCTGTATTGATGCCAAAGCCTGAAGGTTTGTGATGGGTGTGCCTGCCAACTATCCGCTGACGGTTCGCACGGGTGACACTGAAACAGTGACGGTTACATTGCAGACCGCTGCCGGTGCTGCAATCGATATCACCGGGCGCACCTATCAGGCACAGATTCGCGACACTGCCGCATCAACTGCGGTGTTGGCAACGTTCACCTGTTCAGTCACCAACGGCACGGCAGGCACATTTGCTTGCACGCTCGGCACTGCAACCACGGCAGCGTTGTCACCGCAAACTGCGGTTTGGGATTGTCAGGAAACAACTGCCGGGGGCGTTGTGTCTACGTTGTTGGCAGGGCAGGTTTGGGTTGTTCAGGATGTGACACGGTGAGTGTTGAACTTACGGTGCGGCAGTCTGCGGTTCAGTTGAAAACTTCCACAAACACGGTGCAGTTGACACAGGCAGGCAATCAGGTTGTTGCCGCTGGTGTTGCGGGGCCTGCGGGTTCGTTGGGGTATTTCGGTGCGTTTTCGTCATCGGTTTCACAAACTGTTGGTGCCGGTACTGCCGTGCCAATGACATTGAACACAACTGATGATGCCGTTGGCGTGTCGATTACTGACGGCAGCCGGGTGGTGTTGTCCAATCCGGGTGTTTGGAATGTGCAGTTTTCTGCACAGACATTGAAAACGTCCGGTGGCACTGGCACAATTTCCATTTGGTTGGCGCAGAACGGCAGCCCCGTGGCCCGGTCATGCACTGATGTGAAGGTGCAGGGCAACAACACTGAGGAAGTGGCGGCATGGAATTGGGTGGTGCGCACCACTGGTGTCAATGAGTATGTGCAGGTGATGTGGTCTGACACCACCGGTGATGTCACCCTGTATGCGGTTGGCACTCGCACCGGCCCTGTTCGGCCTGCGGTGCCGTCTGTGATCCTCACAGTGACCCCCGTACTGGCCAACCCCTACTGACTGCCCTGATGTTCTCCGGTCCATGCACACGGCATTCCCCTGCGCCGTGATTGGATGCAAAAAAGGCTTGATTGCCTGTCAGCAACCCCCTATTTGGACCGGCTGCAAAGCCCCCCCAACCCCCCTTTTCAGGGCAGGTTGGGGGGGCTTTTTGCGTTCCCCGATGGCCCCCAATTTGGGGCATGTGTGGGGGTTGTTGCATGTGTGGTTTGTGTGTGGTAGAAAATGGATATGCCCCGGCGGGCCTGCCGCCACACCAACAAAGGAAAGCAACCAATGAACACCACAGTCACCAGCATCGAAATCGGAACCACCAAAACCGGAACCAAAACCCACCTGTTGTATTCAAACCGTCCGTGGTGTGCAGTTGACGGTGCCAACATCCACGCCACCCACCGCAACAACATCACCGCATCAATGACAGTTGAAATCAGCGAGATTGAAACCACCATTGAAAACATGGACATGTGCAAAAAGTGCATGGCCGGAATCAACAGCATCATCACCCACCACGCCTGAACAATCAGCCGGGGGAAACGTTCCCCCGGCAACCAACACACAAACAAAGGAAAGCAACCAATGAACACTTCAACCACCAAATTCAGCACCGCCAGCGTCACCCGTGGCGTGTGCATTCTGCAACACGTCACCGCAGGCGACCCCTACGCAATCAGTTGCGGCCAACCCGCAACGTTCATTGCGTTCCATGAATCATGGGGGCGTGGCATGGAATGTTGCGAACACGTCGCTAGGGACCTGATGGACAAAACCAACCGTGGCGTTGCTGACTATCAGGTTGCGGTTTGGCAACACATTGAAAATTGGCAACTGCAAGGCGACCGTCCCGGCTGGTACTTCACTGAATACGAATGGCTTGCAAACTACCTTGCGGAAGGTGGGCAGGCATGAACAGTGAACAGAAGTTTTTGGCAGTGACGTACAACGGCACCGGTGAACCAATCGCCTACTGGCTTGGCACACAATTTGCATGTTTGCGGTTTGTGGATCGTGAGCGTTCGCAGGATGAACGGGTGACCACTCACACCATCACGCAGGTTGCAGAATCGATGACATGGGAACAGGCCCGTGATCAAACATTTGTGCCGGACCCCGACGCGCAAAGCCGTGTGTTGTGGTCCGGCACATGGACTGAACTAGAAAGGCACGCATGAACATCACAGAATCAATCACGACGGGCGAGGCCGCGCGCATGTTGGGGGTGTCATCGGAAACGGTGCGCCGCTGGATTAGGTCCGGCTACCTGCCCGCAACGTTCCTTCCATCAGGACAGGCACGCATCACACAACAATCCATCACCGAACTACAGAACAAAGGAAAACAATGAACATTGAAATTGAAATCACACGCCATCAGGCAGACCAGTTGCGCGCGATCCTTTCCGATGCGCTCGCCAGTGCTGAACGCCTCGCCATTCACCCTGATGCATCGGAATCAATCGTGAAGCGTTCGCAAACTGTCGCTGATGTGTGCCTGTCGATCATCAACAAAATTGTGCATCAACAATCACTTGGGAACATTGCGCGCGCAGTGCTGAATGAACGCATCACCGAAGCGTTCTCACCTCGCACCGGATTGGATCGTTGACATGTCTGAAATGAAACGGGCCTACCAGCAAACCGCTGACGCAGTTGAACAATTCCGCAGGGGCATCACAGAAACCTGCCGTGCCGACAACTACCGCACCTTTGCCGACATGCTGCAACGCAAAGCACTGCAACGCATGGATGCGGCATTGCATGACATTCTTGATGCC